ATCCTGCCATGCTATATTCTTTTTTGTAATTTAAACTTTGTACAGCATTGTCTCTATCTATTTGTGCTTGTCCAATAAGGTCGTAATATTGTGTACTAGATATTTCTCCTGTAGCTAATAATTTTTCTGCTTCTTCTTCTAATTTAGAATATGAACTATCTATAATTTCTAACACTGCATTGGCAGGTCCATAACTAGAACTAAGGTTACCTGTTAAACCAAAAGCAATACCATCTCCTAGAGTAGTAGGAATAGCATTATCAAAATAAGCTCTACTAACATCTGTAATACTGTCAAATCCTGAATACTCTGTCCAAAATGCACCATCTTGTTTTTGTTCAGGGTCTAAAATGTCATCCCATGCTTTTAACTGAAGACTTGCTTTTTCTGCAAAATTTAATTCTCTTCCTTCTTCTTTTTCTTTTGCTTCAATATATTCAGCAGTTAAATCAGCAGTTAATTCTAATGCTTTATCTAAATATGTTTGTTGCATTAATGGTTGACCATTCTTATCAGTTAAACCTCTAGCTATTAAAAATTGTTTAGCTGTTGTTGATGGGTCGTAATTATAGTTACCATTTTTATAATCTTGTCTATCAGGTTGTCCTTGAAGCCATCTATAAGAAGCTATTGCTCTTGCTTTTATACTTGGTATAAAAGGTATATCTTGTCCTTTTAAATCTTCATATCCTGCTATTTCAATAACATCTTCTAATCTTTTACCTTCTGAAGATAATTGATTTTCTAATTCAGCTAAATATTCTGTTGACCATTCTCTAGCTATAGAATCTGCTTTTTGTACAACTGATTCAAAAAATATTCTTGAACCATTAAAAAAATATGAAAGTACTTTATCTGCAATATTAGTCACACCTATAGTGGCAGGTTTTATACCTTCATATAATCCACCAAATACATTACCTGTAAGTTTTTGTACAATAGCTTGGTTGTAATTGTAATGTTTTTTAACTTGATTATTAACATCAGAACTTCTATTAAATTCGTTTCTAACTGAAGGATTATTTGTTTGTTGATGCAAAGCAATATATTGTTGGTCAGTCAATCCCATATCTGCTGCTGCAGCAATAAAACTTGGGTCTTCGTTAGGCGTAAGTGATTCTAATTGTTCGTATTTATTAGCTAGAGTAAGAGCTTCTGTGCCCATCTCTGCTTCTGCCTGGTCTAGTCTTTTAAGGTACTCTTGTTCCTTTTTATAATTCTTATACCAGTTATCTCCCCAATCTGTCCATAATGACATTACTTAAACCTTCGTTTTATTCTATATCCATAGTTGTTTTGAATTATTTCCTTTATAATGTCTAAATTAATATCGTTTGGTAAATCTACAATTTCTTGTTTTTGTGTATCAGCTAATCCTGATTCATCAATTCTCTCTGTAGGTTTAGCAAATATATCTTCAGGTTTATATTGTGGCATACCACCTGTAGCCATAACTTCTGCAGGTGTAACAATAGGATTACCTACTGCATCTATTTGTTCTTCTTGTGCTTTATACCCACCAAATTCTTCTGAACCTGGAATAGGTTTTAAAGTTACATCTTGAAATGCACCATCTACTTTAATGTTACCTTTTCTACCACCTGGCATCTTTATCATCATCCCATTCTGGATTATCTAATTCAAATCCCATACTTATACTAAACCATACACCAGGTAAAGGTGTAGGTAATATATATGCACCTAAAGGAACATCTCCTGTTGAAAACAAGTCTCTTATAATTGTTGGACTGCTATCTACTTCAGGTATATCCCAATCTTCTGCATTTATAATATTAAAAAACTTTTCGTTAATGTCTGGAAATTTAGCCAAAAGGTCCTCCTACAGGTAACCCTGGACCTGCTGCTAATTGTTCAGGTGGTAATCCTCCTGATAATTGTGCAAGTACAGAAGCTATATCAGGTTCAGCTTGTGGACCTGGTGCACCCATTCCTCCTGCTAAGGCTTGTTCTTCAGGTGTCATCTGTGGTTCTTCAGGTGTAAAAAATTTATCTAATGCTTCAGTAATGTTCTGTGGATTTTTTCTAATCTCAATAGCTGCCATCTGTGCTTTAGGATTACCTTGTGCTGCCTGTGCCATTAAAGATTCAAACAAAACTCTTTCAGCTTTTTCTTTATTAATTCTATGTTGTATTTGTGTGATGTTATCTAAACCATCTAAGTTCTCTTGTAGTGTCTGCATGTCTATAACATTTTGTTGTACTAATTGCAAACCAGTTATAACTTTTTGTGGTTCATCAAATCCTGCCATAACTCCATACACTCTTCTAGTCTTATACATTTCTGCTATATCAACTGAAGGGTCGTATGTTTCTTTAAAAGCAGTTCCTTTTCTAAAACCAACTAATGGTTTTCTCATACCACCATACATAATCTCATCCCACTCTAATCGTTTAGAGTCAAGTTCTTCTAACGCATCTTTAAGAACTGTTTGATATTCTCTAACATGAAGTGATGCTGATTGTCCTAACTCTTCTAATCCTCTACCAGTAACAAAAGCATTAGGACTTTGACCATCATCAGATACAGGATAAGCTGCACCTAATCTCAAATGGCGTTCAAGTCTATCTATCTGTTGGAACAACTGATAAGGTAAATTATTAGTAGGTTTGCTAATTTGAGACCCAGGGGTCAAGTAATTAACAGCGAATCTACCTTTCTTATATTGTCCAGATTCTATCTCTCCAATGATGTTGGTTTCTGTAAACACAGCATCTTCCATTGCAATGACAGATAGAACATTGATTTTTGCCATATTAGCCATCAATCCAATCACATGATGGAATTGACTTTGCATTTGGTCAAAACTAAATTTCTTAGCTATTACAAATCTAGGACCAGATTTTAATGGGTTAGGAATAAAATCTAATATAATTCTATTTTCAGGTAAAAAGATATATGTACCTTCAGCATCATAATATTCAGCTAAAACTTTACCTGTGCCATCTTGATTAGCCCAAGTCTTGTCATAACTAGACATATATGCCATTGTGTTATATTCAGAATCAACTTCATCCATAATTAAATTTTTATACTTTGGATATTGTTCAGCTAATGTTTTGTGAGGAACTCTATATACAATAGCTAACTCTTGTGGTTGTTGTTCAGGTCCAAAGTGTCCTGGGTAACAATGATAAGGGTCTCTGATTTCTGCTACTGGATAAATCTCTCCATTAGCACCTTTATTTTCTTTCAATACCCAAACAGCAAAACCATAACCTGGTAACCATCTACCAACTTGTGGTAATTGTTTTTCTAACTTTTGGTGTTCATCATAACTATGTACAATACGCTCTAGCTTTTCTGCTTTCTTTGCTGCTCTCTCTGAATCTTTATCATTAAAGACATCAACTTTTAAGTCAGGTGCTCTACCTAATTTTTGTGCAAATCTTTCTAATGCTGATACTAATAAGTTTGGAGCAGGTAATTGTCTATAGTCCATATCACGCATTGACTTACCAAGTAGTGCTTTAAGACCATCAGCTCCACCATTCATAATTGCTCTTATGTTTTCTTTATCTCCAACATAATCAGAATGTAATTGTCGTAATTCATAAACTCTGCTGTAGAGTTCATCTGCTGTCTTTACCATTTATCTCCAAGTATCTAAATCTATATTCATGGATTCATACCCTGAAAAACTAGGAGTATAATCCATACCCATTGTAGCAAGTCTTTCCTTCTGTAACCTACGAATAGTTTTCATAGGAAACCAACTAGCCATAACTATGTCAGTCTTTGTACCTACTGTTCTGCTTTTGTTTTGAGCAGAACTAAAATACACTAACTGGCTTGTATATAAGGTTACCTTCTCTTGTGCTTCAAAGCTACGATAAGGTAAATTAATTAACTTATTTTCAAACATAGGTCTCATAGCAGTAACACCAAATATAGGGTCATGCTTGTTACTATATGTCTGCGTTCCTTCTAAAAATATACCATGTTTTCCTGCAAAATCACGAATTGATGGGTCTTGTCTTATTGCTTTTTGAAATCCATTTTCTCCAATAACCCAATGGGATAATCCATACTTAGTAAACCATTTTCTAATAATATCTAGTGCTTGTGGAATACCACCACCAAGAGAATTTTCCATATCTATCATATAGAGTTTGTCATCTCCTTGATGGTAACCCCATAAGAAACATGCTTGGTAACCTGTAGATGCAGGGTCAAGTCCTGCTATCAATCTTACATTAGTTGGTATATGACCTATGTCTCTTTGTTGGTCTCTACACTCTTCTATTTCTACCCTGTCAAATAAAGCTAATCCATCTGGCATTGCTACATTAAGATAAACCATTTCGTATATTGCTCTACCTCCTGTAGTTTCTGCTGCCCTTTTTCTGTCCATCAACCATTTGTAAGTTCTTTTCTTACCCCACAACATACAATCAACATGTGCTAACTCTTCCCAGTCAGGTAAGTTACAACCAGTGTCGTGTGCTTCTTCTACAATAGTTTTCCATGATTCATTCTCTAGTAGATGTGAATATAAATCATCATAATGCTGTCTTGAACCAATAACTACCATAGCTGTATGTTCCTCTTTTCTTGAACCTAAAGTAGTTGTCCACCAGTTTCTAGTGTTCTCTCTTGATGCAGGTTGCATAGTAGAACTATGGTCCTCAATGTCATCTGCAATAATAATATCACAGTCTCTGGATAGGATTTTGCCACCTCTACCAATACCAACCATAGTTGGAGATTTAATACCTGTAACTGTTCTAGTACCTACAGTAAAACCATTTTGAGACCATGCTTTACCACTTCTGTTTTGTGGTTTAAATTTTGGTCCAGGACCACAAATCTCTTCTATCAATAATTCGTTATTTTCTAACTGGTCAATAACAGAAGAGACTGCGTTCTTGGATATGTCCTCGTTTCCTCCTACCCACAAAATTCTTATATTAGGATTCTTACAAATAAGCCATACTACAAAGTGAATCAACAAATCTGTTTTACCATGTCGTGGTGGACTTAGTATCATTTGTTGGTCTCCACCTTCTATAGCATCCATAATGGCGTTTATCCATTTCTCGTGAAAATCTGCAGTTTCATACGCAGCACCTGTTTCTGTTTGAAAATATCTATTTCTAAAATCTGAAAACTCTTTTAATGCAGCTTCTGCTTCTTGTGGTAGTGCCCAATCTTTTTGTTGTGATTGTGTTTCTAAATCTTCTATAAATGCGTTATACGCCATTGATACAGAAGCAACTGATGTATTTAATATTTTAGCTACTTCTGACTTAGTAATTTTTTGTGCCATAATGTCTTTGCCAAGACCTGACTCAACTAAATCTGTATAAACTTTACCACGCCTACTTTGTACATTATTCTGACTTGGTATTTGCAAGATGTCATCTTCTTGAACCCATTTGACTCCTGCCTTCTTTGCTCTTTTCTTTTGCATAGATATTCTGTTATAACATCTACTGCTACAATATTTTCTTTTATTTGGTGGTAATATTTTGTGGCAACCTGCTGCGTAACATAACTTTTTATCTACCATATTTTTCACACTCTTTGTTTTTACACACTACATGCCCTTCCTCAATTTTGAGAGTTTCTTTACACATAGGACATGGAATGTAGTAAGTACTCAAAAATTATTTTTTCTTCCAACCACGCTTCATTTGATTGTAGGCTTGTTTAGAA